ATTGATCTTACCGCTGCAACTGATAGACTACCAGTGTTATACCAAGCATTGGTGCTATATCGATTGCACTTGCTAACCTTTAAACAGGCTCTGGCATGGTTGATAGTCGTATCGTGGAGACCCTTTGAAATAACAGGGGTCGGCGGTGAATTAAAGTATACAGTCGGTCAACCCATGGGAGCATTATCGTCATGGCCAGCAATGGCCGTTTCGCATCATGCTCTTGTGTGGTGGGCTTATAAAGAGGCATATCCTTCGTCTAAAAAACGTTTTTCTGATTATGCTTTACTAGGTGATGACCTAGTAATCAGAAATAGACGTGTCTCTGAAGCTTATTTGAAGATAATTTCTGCTCTTGGAGTAGAGGTTTCTTTAGAAAAATCGTTCATTTCTGATTCGCGTGCTGAATTTGCTAAAAGCTTATTTAGATATGGAAAGGATTTAACACCCTTTCCAGTCGCAGAACTTAATTTTACGAACAAGACTGTTTCAAATAACACTCTGTCAATATTGTCATGGCTTAAGTTTAGAAAACTTAAGTCGACTCTTTCTCTCCTAACCGGCTTATTTCCGGCTGGTAAGTGGAGAAAAATGGCTCTATTAACCACTTTATCTCCGGTATCTCCTCGTAATCTGCTGGATGTCCAACCAGTAGACGACTTCGAGATTTTCTACTCACTTCTTTGGCAGAAGCGTGTGAACTATTTCAGTAGACGTAAAACTCTTCTTGAAACTGTTTACAGTTTTTGGCAAAAGAATCCTATAATTGAACGTTCGAGACTTGCAAGTCCTTACGCTCAATTAGCAGAGGATAATAGTATAAGTTATCCTGTGCAAGGGATTAGATCTGGAAACGACCAGACCTATTCAATTTTGGGTTCACAGTTTGTCGCGTATTGTTCCAATGCAAATCCGTATGGTATTGCACCATTAGGACCAAAGTTAGTACCTCTTCCATCTTGGAAGGAGGGAATGGACGATGAGTTGTTTACATCGTCTCTCCTTTCAGTCGAAAGAAGACTCCCGGGTTACTTCACCAAAAGGTGTAGTGGTCCTGCTGT